CATGTGGAACGATGCGTTCAACGGTGGGGATAGCGGTGCTCAACAACTACCACCAGATTGGATCAAACATCTTATGGATATATCGAGGACAGGTATGGGAATACAGAAACAACCAACGGCTGCACCAAAGCCAGTACAACAGCCTATACAACAACCTGCTCTTAGTGAAATGAGATTGTTTAACGCATTAATGGCTCCTAATAAAATTGTAAATGAAGACTTCGACGGCGAGTACGACGACGAAGCAGGAATGGCCCAAAGCAACTTACTTACAACTGCAAGAGCAGTTATGGGCCTGTTAAAGACAATCAAAGATAGAGATAACTTGCCAGAGTGGGGTCAAGAGAAGATTGCCAAAGCAGAAATGATGTTAGTTAGCGTTTGGGATTATCTACAAAGTCAGAAACAGATGGGTAGAGATCCTAAAGTTAGTGAAGCAAGAATGAGTGCCGCAGTTAAATTACAGAGAGCATTCCAACGTCAACAAGAAAAGTCTACTGCAAGTCGCAAGCGTGGTGAAGAAGTAATGGCACAGGCCAAGAAGGATGCTGAAAAGAAACAGCAAGGTGTAGCGGAAGAATTTGGTCCACTACCACGCGAGAAACAACAAATACGCCTGGGTAGACACACCGTAGACATTGAACGAGTGGGTCTGGACAAAAATTATATCAGTTTTGCCTGGCATGACAGCCAAGGCCGAGAACACTATGAAGAAGTCGCAGTCGGCGATCTTGGCAGCTATGATGATTTGATAAAGAGAATCAAACAAGAAATTTCATATCAAGAAAGACAATACACCGATCAAGGTGTGGCGGAGGCGCACGGACCTTGGGGTAAGAAAAGTCCGGCTGATCTTGAAAAAATTAAAAGAGCATTGGAAAAAGAAAAAAAACAAGCGCCGGGTCAATTAAGAAAATCCTCAAGTGATACAAAAAAATATTCTTCAGGACAATCGGGAGAATATTTTAGTAAATTTACCGAAACAGATAGTGCAGCATTAGCGCAGACTGCTACGAGGCTAACTGATCCCAAAGACGGTGCAACTGCTAAACTACGTGCTGCCGGCGACAAACGTCGTGAAGAACATTTGAAGGGCAGGAACATTGCTAAGAAGAACGAAGCAATGATGCCTGCTAGTAAATTTGCAGGTAGTGATAAAAACAAGATAGGAGCACAAGGCCAACTAAAAGGTACAGCACCTAAGGAACAACCTACTCACAAATTAGTAGGCGAAACTGATAAGAAAAAAGGTGCAGATGGTAAAGCCTGTTGGAAAGGTTACAAGTACGCAGGTACCAAGAACGGTAAAGATAAGTGTGTACCAATTGGCGAGGCTTACGAAGCAGAAATGACTTTAGCAATTCTAAAGCTATTCGAAGGTAAGAAATGAAGCAATACAGAATTGCAGGGTTTCCTGTAGATACCTCAACTGATCCAGACTGTGCTCTAAGTCCAGACGATCCTATACATGCACTACAATCTAGTAATTGGTTAGGAGAGCTAGGAGCAGAACAGCGTATGCGCGAATATTTGTCTAAAAAAGACTTGCCTGCACACATACAGCCCGGAAATGAAAATGCTCGCATAATGCGTGAACAAGGAATTAAACCGGGCACGCCGGCTTGGTTCGAACTTTGGTTTGGTAAAAAATAAATAACACTATGAGAGCAAAAGAATTCATCGCCGAAAGAACTAATGGCAAACTGTCTAAAAGACAGCAGCAATCTACTCGAGGCTTGCATCGTTACTCAGATTCTGAAAAAGCGGACAGTGGTTATGTTAGTTTTAGAGTAGGTATGGCTGCGGCAATGAGTGACGGGAAGAATAAACTAGATATCGACTCAAAGAGTTGGGCAGGTAAAAAGAAAACTGCACATCCTTACACGCAAGTAGAAGCAGACATGCTAAAAGCAGCCTACAAAGCTGCCGGTGCAAGTTATGAAGATATGAATCACGGCGATATGGACAGCCAAGAACTAGACAGCACAAACAAGTTCGGACCAGTACCAGATAGAAAGAAGCTAACAAAATGAGAATCAAACAACTTTTAGAATCAGTCAGCACAGGCGGCATGGGCACAAATTCAGTTGCAACAGCACCCGGCAAGGCAGGTAAAATGATTAGACGGCAAAAGCCTTCAGACAATGCTCTCGATAGCGGAAAGTTGTTTCAAGAAACTAACGCTGAGGAAGGCGTTAGAGATTTAGGATATGATGCACAATCTCTTATAATGAAACTTCGTAGAGATGTAGAAGAAAAAAGATTACAGCCAACTAGACAAGCAGTGTTATCAGCGGCTAGAGAACTTGCAGGTGATATAGACTTTGCTCCTGAACTATTAGTTCACCAAGTGTTAGGGCAAGGCGTGGCGGAAGCCCAAGTAGATGAATTATCTAAAGACACATTAAAACAATATATCCCACGCAGAATAGAAAAAACAAAAGGGTTGGCTAAAACAGATTACGATAAAGCACATCGTATTATTAAAAAAGATATCCCAAGAGCGATGTCTAAATATAAAGATCCTAATTACGGCAAAGCACAACCAACAAGCCCAGTTGATGAAAACAAGAAAGGCGTTCGTGCTGTCAAGCACACAACAAAGCCTAGAAACTTTGTGGCTAAAAATGCAGTAGCTACTACTAGCGGTGCAGGTGCTCATAAAGACAAAAAGAAAGCAATGAAACAAGGCGAGACTAAGCACAAAGGCAAAGAGCCAGCATATGAATCTCATCTATGGGCAGCATTAGATCGTAGAATTATCAAGTAATGAGAATCATTGACTTATTGGAGAATATAAATTCAAAACCCGATTTTATGGAAATACTCGGGAAGTTTCTTCCCTTTGCAGTTAGTGAGCTTGAATTAAATTCTGTACCTAAAATCAAATTGCATTTACGTATTGGCAGCGTAGATGATCAACCTAGCTTTGGCAGTTTTAACAGCGACACCAAAGTGATCAATCTTGCAATTGAAGATAGACATCCGTTAGACATTCTAAGAACATTAGCACATGAAATGGTGCATTACAAACAAAACGAAGAAACTGGTCTTCTGCCAGGAGCTGGCGCCACTGGCAGTCCTGAAGAAAATCAAGCACATGAACTTGCAGGAATTGTGATGCGAAATTTTAACAAAGCAAATCCAGAATTTTTTAACACTGATGCTGTTAATTTAGAAGAAGCCAAAAAGAAACGTAAGAAAAAATTTCAAGGTGCAGCCTATGGGCCTGGACCATATGGCTGGTACGGGTTTGATGCAGGATATAGCGGTGACGGCGGTGGGGTAGAAGAAAACTTTGCAGATGGTAAGAATCCACAGGACAAAGGTGACAGCAAACGTCACGGTGTTCCCACTAAAGCATCAGTGAGCACACTTCGCAAAGTGGCTAAACAAGGCGGTCGTAAAGGACAACTTGCTCATTGGATGGCCAATATGAAGGCTGGCAAGGCTAAAAAGAACAAATAATCTTTGACTTATCTAGTGTGTGCATATATACTATATACACAAGGAGATTTTTATGAGCAAAGCATTTGGTGCGCCAGAACAGGCCAAAATTAAACAAATTGTAGCAGAAGGCATGACTGTTATGCAAGAGATCCAAGATCTCACAGAAGGCCTTAACGAAACAATCAAAGCAGTAGCAGAAGAACTAGAGGTAAAACCTAGTGTTATCAAGAAGGCAATCAAGATTGCACAGAAAGATACATGGGATCAAGTATTCCGTGAATTCGACGATCTTGAAACTATTGTTGACATTAGCGGACACAGTTTCCGTCGTGAAGACTGATGAATTTTATACGCAATGTATATAATTGGGCAAGGAATGACTATCAAGAATGGCCTGCTCGATTTTCGTTAGAAATTTCAGCATGGTTGATGAGTTTAGGTTGCTCACTAACATTAGCAGCAGGTGCAACTGATCCCTTATTTTTCTATTTGTATCCAATATTCATTTTGCAGTGTGCAATATTTGCATGGGCATCTTGGACTCGTAAAAGTACAGGCATGGTAGCTAACTATTTACTGTTAGTCACTATTGATGTTATTGGTTACATTAGATTGTTAAATATGTAAGAGAAAGGTAGGCGGGCCATAATCCGCAAGTTAGGTATTTGAGAGCCGAAAATCTCAAGGAGAAAATATGAGCTATGTCGATTCAATCTGGGATCGCGACAAAGACATTATTCGTGTCGTTGAGCGTGATCCTAAAAAAGGCAGAATCTTTCAAGATTATCCTGCCAAATATGTATTCTACTACCCGGACAACAAAGGCAAATATAGATCAATTTATGGTGATCTATTAAGCAAGGTCTCAGTTAAGAACTACAAAGAATTTCAAAAAGAGCAACGTATCCACAGCGGTCAGAAACTTTTTGAAAATGATATCAACCCAATCTTCCGTTGTCTAGAAGAAAACTATCTCGGCAAGGATGCTCCTAAACTAAACGTAGCATTCTGGGATATCGAGGTGGACTTCGATCCAGAACGTGGCTATGCATCACCCGATGATGCATTTATGCCAATTACTGCGATTGCTGTTCACCTACAATGGTTAGACACACTGGTTTGTCTTGCTGTACCTCCAAAGACACTAACAATGGAGCAGGCGCAGGAACAGGTCAAAGATTTTCCTAACACTATTTTGTTTGAAACAGAATACGAGATGTTAGACACTTTCTTAAATCTAATTCAAGATGCAGATGTCCTAAGTGGATGGAATAGTGAGGGCTTTGATATGCCCTATACTGTTAATCGTATCATTAAGGTATTGAGCAAAGAAGACACTCGAAGATTATGTTTATTCGATCAATTTCCTAAAAAGAGAGAGTACGAAAAATATGGAAAAGACGCTGTTACTTATGACCTGGTTGGTCGTGTTCATTTGGACAGTCTCGAGCTGTACCGCAAATACACATACGAAGAACGTCACACCTATAGACTGGATGCCATTGGAGAAATGGAAGTAGGTGAATCAAAGACACAGTACGAGGGCACACTGGATCAATTGTATAACAATGACTTTAAAAAGTTTATTGAATATAACCGACAAGACTGTGCATTGCTCGACAAACTTGATAAAAAATTAAAGTTTATCGATCTTGCAAATACACTGGCACACGAATGTACTGTATTGCTACAGACCACAATGGGGGCTGTTGCAGTAACTGAACAAGCTATTGTAAACGAAGCACATCATCGTGGACTAATTGTGCCCGGCCGGCCAAAGCGCGATGACGATTTTACAAATCAAGCCGCAGGTGCATATGTTGCATATCCAAAGAAAGGACTTCACGATTGGATTGGTTCAATGGACATTAACTCGCTGTATCCGTCTGCAATTCGTGCCCTTAACATGGGTCCAGAAACTATTGTCGGGCAGTTGCGTCAAGATTATACTCAGCGTGAAATTGATTCAAAGATAACCAAAGGTTCTAGCTTTGCAGCGTCATGGGAAGGAAAGTTTGGAAGCAACGAATACGAACTGGTTATGAGCAAAGACAAAGCAACTGATATTACAGTTGACTGGGAAGATGGCAGAGTTACTGTACTAAGTGGTGCTCAAATATACGAACTTATATTTGAAAGTAATCAACCTTGGATGGTTAGTGCTAACGGAACAATCTTTACTTACGAAAAAGAAGGAATTATTCCGGGACTGTTAGCAAGGTGGTATGCAGAGCGTAAAGATATGCAGAAGAAACTAAAGGCTGCTATTGAATCTGGGAACAAAGTCGACGAAGAGTATTGGGACAAGCGGCAGTTAGTTAAGAAGATTAACTTGAATAGTTTGTATGGTGCTATTCTTAATCCTGGTTGCAGATTCTTTGATAACCGTATCGGACAGTCGACTACTTTAACAGGAAGACGAATTGCCAGACATATGGCTGCAAAAGTAAATGAAGTAGTTACAGGAGACTATAACTATATAGGTAAAAGCATAATATACGGAGACACTGACTCTGTATATTTTAGTGCCTATACAACTCTAAAAAACGACATTAACAAGGGATTAATTCCTTGGAATAAGGATGTAGTTGTTCAATTATACGATACTATTTCAGCAGAAGTAAACGCAACATTTCCACAGTTTATGTTAGATGATTTTCATTGTCCGAAGAGCCGCGGCGATGTTATCAAAGCAGGTCGTGAGATTGTTGCTATCAAAGGCCTGTTCATTACCAAGAAGCGTTATGCTGTTCTTTATTACGATAAAGAGGGCAAACGTAGTGACGTAGACGGAAAACCGGGCAAGATCAAGGCAATGGGTTTGGATTTGAAACGCAGCGATACTCCTGAATTCATGCAGAAATTCTTAGAAGAAATTCTGACTAAAGTTCTTAATGGTAGCAAAGAAGAAGAAATTCTTGAACGTATCAGTGAGTTCCGAACTGAATTTAAGGCTAGACCGGGTTGGGAAAAAGGTAGCCCTAAACGTGCTAACAACATTACAGACTATCAATCTAAAGAAGCCAAAGCAGGTAGGACTAACATGCCTGGTCACGTTCGTGCAAGCATCAACTGGAATACACTGAAACGAATGAATAGTGACAAGTATTCTATGGGAATTGTAGACGGAATGAAAGTAATTGTGTGCAAAATGAAGGATAATCCTTTAGGATATACTTCAGTTGCATATCCGGTTGACGAAATGCGTTTACCAAAATGGTTCCAAGATTTGCCGTTTGATCACGCAGAAATGGAAACTACTATCATTAACAATAAACTAGATAACCTCATTGGTGTTCTAGAATGGGATTTAGAGTCCACCACACAAAATAACACATTCGGTAGTTTGTTCAGCTTTGAATAAAATATATTTGACTTCTACTGATTTTCTAAATAAACTATACAAAAGGAATTAAAATGAAAGACATTCTTCAAGACATCGTAGGTCACACACATAACCTTGGTTTCCTAAATATTGTGAAAATTACTGGTGATGAGAAAAAGACCAGTATCGACAGCATGGCGGATGACCGTAGCGTTATCATGTACGGAGAGACTGCCGACCCACATGCAGACATGATTGGTGTGTTTGGTATGCCACAAATGAACAAACTTAAATATTTGCTCGATTGCCCAGAATACAAAGAAGATGCAAAAATTGAAGTTACTACTGCTGATCGAGGTGGCGAGACTATTCCAACAGGCTTGCACTTTGAAAACAAAACTAGCGATTTTAAAAACGACTATCGCTTTATGAACACAGAAATCATTAACGAAAAGTTAAAGACTGTAAAATTCCGCGGCGTTAAGTGGGATGTAGAACTTGAGCCTACTGTTCAATCAATTCAACGTTTTCAATTCCAAGCAAGTGCAAACAACGAGCACACAACTTTCCTTGCCAAGACTGACGGTGACAAATTAAAGTTTACGTTTGGCGATCAAAGTACCCACGGTGGTGAATTTATTTTTGCTACAGGTGTTGTTGGCAACCTAAATAAAGGGTGGACTTGGCCAGTTGCTAGTGTCCTAAGTATCTTAAAAATTGCTGATGCTAACAATGCAAAGATTAGCTTTAGCAATGAAGGTGCTATGCAGATCACATTAGATAGCGGTCTTGCTACTTACAAGTATATTATTCCAGCACAGGCATGATAAAAGGGATATCTCATACAGGCCAATACCTCTATGTAACTGGAGGTAATCCGATGAATTCCTCCAGGCGGGCAATCTGCAGGAATGTTACGTTATAATACAAATATGAATAACATAGAAGTGTATGACGGACAAGTCTGGAAAGAGATGTCTTCAAACTATGCCACTGTATCAATGACTCCGGAAGCAGAAGCATTATTTGACTGGGTTCGCAAGAAACGAGACGAGGAAATAGAACTCGAAGCGTTAGCCCGAGAACATCCTGCTATTAATATTGCTTTGGATAATTTAAAAAAGGCTAAGATACAATTAGATGCTACAATAATATTAAGTAAAGAACATGACACATCAACAAGTTAACCTAACTCCATTACAGAAAGACTACGCTGTCTATTTGCCAGCTATTAGTAGTTTTTACAGTACCTATATTGCCAAACAACGACTAGAAGAATTCGTTCCTAAGAATCGTATTCCTGCAGGTTTTGATCGCGGTATTGAAGGTATGAACTTTTTAAATCCTGAACAAGGATATTTCACATACAAGTATGGACTGTATTCTGCAGGTCATGCACAGTTAGACCTTACCAAAAGTATCACACAAGAGTCAATGATCCAACAACGTGATCGCGGGAATACTATGATTCTGGGAGATTCCGGTGGATACCAAATTGGTAAGGGCGTTTTAAAATTTGATTGGTTAGACTTTGAAGGTCCTGCTGCTACTAAAACACGTCAAAACATTTTAGAGTGGCTAGAACTTACTGCTGATTGGTCAATGATGCTCGACGTTCCAACATGGGCATGTGATCATATTCACAGCCCCAAAACTGGGTTAAAGACATTTGATGACTGCTTAGATAAAACACGTTACAATAATGATTACTTCTTAATGAACAGAATAGGCCAAACTAAGTGGTTGAATGTTCTACAAGGTAGTGATTGGGAAACTGCCGAGAAGTGGTATAACGGTGTAAAAGAATTTAGCGATCCGGCAGGCAAGTATGCCGGTCGTGAAGCAGAAGGTTGGGCCTTTGGTGGCGCTAACATGTGCAAGATGGATATTACTCTCAAGCGTCTTATGACTATGAGAGAAGATGGTTTGCTGAAGGGCAAAAACTGGATCCACTTCTTGGGTACAGCGCAACTTGACTGGAGTTGTTACTTAACGTTAGTTCAAAGACAAATTAGGAAACATATCAATGAAGAGCTTACCATATCTTTTGACTGCGCCTCACCGTTTATCGCAACAGCGCACGGACTTGTCTACACAAACGCAGTCCACACGCCAAAAAGGTGGAGTGTTATTATGGACAAAGCCCCAGACAACAAATCACTTTCAGGATCAGACATCCCGTTCCCATTCGAATCCTCAATCGGTCGCAGACTAACTATGGGCGATATTGCCTACTATGATCTAGGCAAGAGAAAGACTGATGCTGAGTTAGGTAAGATTAAATTTGATCATTTAAATCCAGAACACTATCATGTTGTGCCTAGACTTAACAAACTAGGTAAAATTCCTAACAAAACATCATGGGATAGTTTTGCTTATGCCTTAATGATGGGACATAATGTTGAATGCCATATTGTTGCTGTACAACGTGCTCAACAATTAATGGATATTGAAATTGCAAAAACTACTGGAAAACTACATTGGACACATTGGAAAAAAGTAAAATCATCCGATATGAGCGATGAACATAGTGACTGGGTGCCAAGAAATGTGTTATACTTTAATACCTTTGTAGAAGATCTATTCAATACAAAGGATAAAGCAGAGGCGTTTGCAATGATTGAACAGGCTATGCCCTTTCTAAAGAGTTTAGAAGGTTCTCGTTTGCAAGGCGGTCCTGCACAAAACAAGTTTAACAATCTATTCGAAATTGAAGAAGTTACAAGATCCGACGAAGTGGATTTAGAAAATCCAGATGACGATGATCTACGTGCTTTAGAAGAAGGAATCATTAATGAATCGTGATTATGCAACAGGCACTAGTGATAAAGTAATATTTTTCACTGGAAAGGAAATCGAGCATACTCCTGCATACGGAATGGACACTTTGTTTGTAACAGGTGTTCAACCGAGCAAAGTAGTTTTAGATTTAGCTAAAACAGAAAAAGTAGAACACATTTATTTTGGTGCAAATCAAAGTTTTAGAACGGGCGGAGTAAATGATTCAGTAACATGGAAACTTTGGGAAGATATGATTTTTCCTTGTTTGCAAGCAGGTTATTGGTGTACTTTAGATTTCGACGTTAAAGAAAGCGAAGGTATCCACGAAAGCGGGCTTTGTGAAAAAAGAAAATTTATACCAATGATTTCGGTAAAATTGCCCTACTTGACATTATTCAATTATAATGCTACAATAAAACTTGATGATAAAGATTTTGAAGCAACAAATCCAGGCGTTTGGACACATAGGTTACATGACTTATTGGACACTAAAAAGTTCACTGACTGGGATCAGTACAAAGAAGACGAGATTGCAAAATGACAAAAACTTATATTAAAATTCGTACAGAATTTGAAGGGTTCCATTATTACCCTAATGCGGGATCAATTGATCCTCGTATTCAATTTTTGGAAAATGAACATCGTCATATGTTCAAAGTCGAAGTTAAAATTAGTGTTACACACTTAGACCGTGAATTAGAATTCTTCCTTGTCAAATGGGCATTGCAAGATTTTATCAAAGACGGTAAAATGAATCACAAGAGTTGCGAGATGATTGCAACAGATATCTTGGAAAAGCATTTGATTCCAGCTTATGGATCAAATCGATACTATGAAATTGTAGTATCGGAAGATGGTGAGTCCGACGGTATTGTCGAGTACGCACCTTTATTATCAACCCTGTAATTAGGTAAATCAAAAATGGCACAGCCAAAATATATTCAAAAGACTCTTTTCATGAAACCAGAAGTTTCTAAAATCTTCGACGATTTAGATGCATGGCTCGACCACTGTCGTTTCAATCTTTTGGACTTTAACCCTGCAGATCTATATCGTTCTCAAGAATATCGATACTTTGCTAATCGTGGTAAACCACGTGAAGGGTATAAGGGAAAAAATCCTCGATACGATAACAGATCAAATGGCGAACGTTTTTCTAATTGATCTAGAGGCTGTTTCCACTCGCTATACAGGTGAGTGGAAACTTCATGTTCCCTCTCTACTAAAAAAGGCAGGACACGATGTTCGAGTTATTTCCGGACCGGAAGATATTCCTTCAGCAACTACGCCGGGAGCTTTCCTTAATTTTGGCGGAACTAATATATACAAAGCTAGCCAAGTTGAGCAGATGGGTAGGCTATTTTGCGACGGAACCGTTTGCCCAGGTGATCATTTTGTATTTACTGATGCTTGGCACCCTGGTATCATCAATCTCAAGTACATGAGTGAACTGCTAGGCATTCCTGTTGTTACACACGGACTTTGGCATGCTGGCAGTTATGACCCTCAAGACTTCCTTGGACGGTTAGTTGGTGATAAGCCCTGGGTTAGACACGCTGAGAAAAGTTTTTATCACTCGTTTGACCACAACTACTTTGCTACTGAGTTTCACATTGACATGTTCTTTAAGAATTTGTTTGGTGAGCAAGGACCAACAGAGCACTTCCGTGCTATGCAAACTGGCAAGATTGTACGCACAGGCTGGCCTATGGAGTATATGGACGGTACTTTAACAGCATACAAGAACATGCCTAAGCGTGATCTTATTTTGTTTCCGCATCGTATTGCACCAGAAAAGCAAGTTGAGATCTTTCGCGATTTGAAAGAACACTTACCACAGTATGAATTTGTTGTTTGTCAGGATCAACAACTGACTAAGAATGAATATCATAATTTGCTAGGTGAAGCAAAACTAGTGTTCTCGGCTAATCTACAAGAAACATTAGGTATTAGTTGCTACGAAGGTGCAGTAGTAGATGCTATTCCAATGGTGCCTGATAGACTGAGTTATACAGAAATGTATTACGATACTTTCAAGTATCCCAGCGAATGGACTAACAGTTTTGAATCATATCAGGCACATCGTCCAGAACTATGTATGAAAATTATTCAATACATGACTAATTATGATCAGTTTAAGTCTCAGGTTAGAAAGCAAGCCGTAGATTTAACAGAACGTTTCTTTAGTGCCGACTCACTGTTAAACAATATCAAATGATGTTAGACTCTGCTAAAATAGCAATCATTGGATTGGGCTTTGTAGGCTCTGCTGTAAGAGACAGTTTCGACAGCATGTTTCTCGACAGTCCGGTATTGATAGATTCAGATCCAAGAAAACAGTGTCAAGGAACATACAATGATCTAGCCGACGTAGAAGCGGTATTCATTTGTGTTCCTAGTCCTCGTGGTCCCAACGGCGAGTGCGATACTGGCATACTGGAAAACGTTTTAGATAATCTAGAAAAGGTGGGTTATCAAAATGTCATCATTAGCAAGGTCACTGCGGTACCTAAAGAATACGAACGCTTACAAAAGCGTTTTAAGAATCTAGTACATATTCCAGAATTTCTCACTGCTGCCAATGCTGCTGAAGAATACCAAAAAGAAACTGATGCTATTATCGGTGGCAGCGTTACAGCATTTCAAAGAGAAGCAGCTCGCATTGTCAAGATATCTCAACCCAATCTAATCAATATTGCCTTCTGTTCAATTGGCGAAGCTGCTATGAGCAAGTATGTTATCAACAGCTTCCTTGCTACCAAAGTAGTGTTCATGAACGAAATGTATCAGCTGGCTGAATCACACGGTTATGATTGGCGCAAGATTCGAATACTAATCGACATGGACGAGCGCATTGGCAAAAGTCACACTAGGGTCCCCGGTCCAGATGGCTCACTGGGATTCGGGGGCATGTGCTTTCCCAAAGACACTGTGGCATTGTTAGAATATGCCAAGCAACAATCAGTACAATTAAATGTTTTGGACTCAGCAGTTAAAAAGAATTTATTGCTGAGATTGACAGACCAGCCTAAATAAAGCTACACTATAGAATAGTCATCCACGACAATAACTCGGAGAAATCATAATGGATACAAGTAAGAACCTGTCGCAAGTAATTCGTAATAGAATGCGAAGCGACAACAAACGTTTCTGGGCAGGAGACAATGTCAGCGAATATGTTGATCAAAATGTTTTGCCCGAACTGATCGACGAAGCAACTACAGCATTTGAACAGGTGCTAGACACATTACTAATTGATCGCGAAAACGATCCTAACAGCAAAGGCACAGCACGTAGACTGGCCAAAATGTACTTTAACGAAATAATGGCAGGCAGATATGAACAAGCACCAGATGCAACAGCATTTCCAAACGACTCGCAGGACCGCTATGAAGGCATGCTCGTGGTTCGCAGTGAACTTCGTAGTATGTGTAGTCATCATCACCAACCCGTTGCTGGGGTTGCTTATATTGGCATTATTGCGGCAGAGAAACTAATCGGACTTTCAAAGTACACACGTATTGCACAATGGTGTGCTCGTCGAGGTACATTACAAGAAGAATTAGCTAACGATATTGCCCGAGAAATTATGAAAGCTACAGATGCTCGAGATGTGGGTGTTTATATTCAGGCCACACATGGTTGCTGTGAGAATAGAGGCATTATGGCACATAGTTCATTAACACAGACTACTGTACTTAAAGGTGCGTTTAAAGACGACCAAAGCACAAAGAAGGAATTCTTTGATAACATTAAATTACAACAGGACTTTGCCCCAAGATGAGACAAGAAATTATCAGCGTATTAAAACAACACTTTGAAGCACACATTCTAAAGCATAAAATGAATGTGGATATTATGCTTAGTAATCCTACTGCTATCCATGATCACACAGATCTAATGGATGCTATTGAAAAGGAAGTTGCACTAATGGCAGAGTATCAAGACAAGCTAGAAATAATGAACAGTTATTTTGGAGAATAATACTATGGCAACACGTAAAAAGAAATCAGATAGTACAGTTTTGGAAATGCCCGGAACAATAGGTTCTGCTAAAATTGTTCTGCCAAAAGTAGAAAAAGGCAGTCATTTAACAGTGACTACTTACCCGGATGGTCGCACTGAATTAGAATGGGACGACGAAGCATTGACAAGAGACGTCAGAGCTGCTATACTAAAAGCGGAAAGTACTATTCCAGTAGAAACAACACAAGGAGATCCAGATGTCAAAATTAAAAAAACTCGCAAAAGTAAATGAGTCAATTACTATCAATCGTTATGATAACGGTTGGATGGTAGAAGTCGGCGGTCGTGATAGCGACAACGAATGGAAGAACAGTAAGATTGTATGTAACACAGAAGAAGAAGTTCTCGATGTAGTTAAAGAATACAACTCTATGGAATTAGACAACTAATATGTCAGTATACTTAATTAAACCTCTTGAAAAGAAAAGCATTGTATGGCATGTAGAAATGTTTCGAGAAAATGCTGACGGTAGTATCAGCTGGTTTAATATTGACGAAACATATCGCTGGGGACAAGGTTTTGTTGAAGGCGACCTAGATTGTAATCTTCCGTGGGAAGGTGACAATGTTGCTTATGCCAGAGCTGACTGCGGTTGGGGTTGCGAGTTTGACGATAGCTGTAGTATCGAATGGGAATTCAGTGATGACATTACAGAATTAGAACAGCAAGAACTTAAAGAACTCTACTACGAAGGTGGAGCAGGCTGGTTGTTTGACGGTGAACATGATTGGCAAGAAGAAGATACTGCTGTACATGTTATTGCACCTTATCAAATAGACTTGTGTGAAGATGATGGTACAGTAATTGAAGAAAATATTAAACTAAAGCCAAGGCCGAATCCAAAGACGTCTTGGCCCTTTAGTGAATCATTTCCAGACCCGGAGGCAACATGAACTCAGTTGATATGATGCATAACTTGATTAATCGTGCAAAGCATCTTAACGAATTTGTAGTTACTACAGATGTTCCAGAAGATTTTCGTTTCAATGGTACTATTCCATTTGATATGGAGATTAAAGAAAATATCATCTATGCAAAAGTCTGGGCTATCGACTTCGAAGAAGCCGTACAACGATTTGACAGTTGGCTGGAGAATTGCAAATGAAATGGTTCCTAAACTTTTTAGAACAAGTTGGTCGTAAACGTATCGTAATGGATAGGCAAGAAAATGAACCGTATCTCGAACGCTATTACTTATTTCTTAAAGATAGAAAGCACTTCCCCTTTAATATCTTTCTTCATAAGTTCCTTAAATCAGATCCCGATGATGTGCATGATCATCCATGGCCTTACGCTACTCTAATACTTAAAGGTGGTTATTATGAATGGACTCCTAACTTTGATTCACAAGGTGCCAAGATCAGTGAAACACGGCATTGGCGTGGTCCTGGGCACTTCCGTATTTGCCCTGCTAATAGCTATCACCGTGTTGAGCTTAAAGCAGGAACGGACTGCTGGACAATGTTCATGCCTGG